GAACAGATATCTACCAGCAACCAGTAGCAGGTTACTGCACAGTAGAAATTATCAATACAGACCAGAGCGTAGTAGCAATCGAAATCAACGATTCTTTTGCATTACAGGTTAAAGACTCTACTGGAACCCTAAAGCCTGTATTCGGCGGATATGTTACAGATATAACCCAGAGCGTGCGTACAGCAGGATCTAATGCTTTAATTCAGAGTTTTAAAGTTACAGCGTTAGGCGCTCTCTCTAAACTACCCAAAATTCTTACAGAAGGCGTATTGGCTAAAGCATTTGATGGGGATCAGATTTATTCAATCCTAAGCGGAATTCTATTTAATCAATGGAGCGAAGTTCCAGCCGCTATTACATGGGCAAGTTACACGCCCACAGAGACTTGGGCTAATGCCCAGAATACTGGACTAGGTGAAATCGACAGAGCAGGCGATTACGAACTAGCAGCAAGATCATCTAGTGTTACAGACGTTTATTCATTGGTCGCGGCGCTGGCAACATCTGGCGCTGGATATCTTTACGAAGATGCGCAAGGTCGAATTTCTTATGCCGATAGCACGCATCGCGGCGAATACTTAGCCACAAATGGCTACACAGAATTAACTGGTCATCATGCATTGGCTTCAGGCGTTTCTACATCTCGGCGCATTGGAGACATTCGAAATAAAGTCACAATCACCTATAAGAATAATGCTCAACACACAGCAGAAGATTTAACAAGCCAAGCGCTTTATGGAGTTCAAGCCCAAAACATCATTACAAGCATTGAGCATGGATATGCGGCAACTGCTCAGGCTAACTTCTATTTAGCCTTGCGAGCCTATCCCCAGAGCCTATTCAAATCGATTACTTTTGAATTAACTAACCCAGAAATTGATAACGCTGATCGCGACACTCTTTTGGGAGTCTTTATGGGTCTTCCAATCGACATTACAGATTTACCTGCAAATATGACTGGCGGAAGGTTTCAAGGCTTCGTAGAGGGCTGGACTTTCAACGCTGGATTTAACAAACTGCAACTAACTTTAAACGTCTCACCTATTGCATTTAGTTTGCAAGCGTTTAAATGGACAAATGTTCCAATCGGTGAAAGTTGGAATACAATTAACCCATTATTAGACTGGAATAACGCTACAATAGTAGCCTAAAAAGGAGAAGGAATGCCAACAACAACTAACTACGGCTGGACTACACCAGCCGATACCGATCTGGTAAAGGATGGCGCTGCGGCAATCCGTACTCTTGGATCGTCTATTGATACAACAACAAAAGCCCTAAACGCAGGAACTACTAACGGCGATTTAGATTACTTTACAACAGGAACTACAAAGGCTCGCCTAGCCATTGGAACAAATGGTCAGGTTTTAACGTCAAACGGAACTATTCCTACATGGGCAACACCTGCCGGAGGCGGCGGTTTTACTTCGATAGCAACAGGAAGCCTTAGCAGCACTACTACAACAATTTCGTCTATCTCTCAAAGTTACAGACATCTTTATCTTTTAATTCGAGGCGCGCAAGTGAACACCGGCGCTTTGCCATGTTTCAGACTAAATGGCGATGCAAGTAGTCTTTATTCCAATTTTAGAATTACCTTAGATTCAACAGTTTTGAATCTAGGCGGCAGTTTATCTTTTATTAGAGCAAGCGGTTCGAACATACCAACTTCAGCAAATAATAGGGCAATGGTTTTGCAAATTGAAAACTATACTCAAACAAATCAAATTAAGCCAATTTCTGCAAGAGTAGCAGCAGATACTAGCACTGGTGATAGTTGCACAATGGTGTTTTCGAATTACAACTCGACTGCGGCAATTACTTCAATTGGAATTACAACAGACACAGGAACACCAACATTCAGTGCAGGAACTTACACACTATTTGGAGTCAACTAACATGCCAAAAACATTACGCCCGATGGTAAGAATTCACGATTTGGAAACAAATGAAGTGATTGACCGCGAAATGAATGATGCGGAATTTGCTCAATATCAAATCGATAAGGCAACAGCACAAGCAGCAGCCGAAGCAAAGGCAAAAGCCGAAGCGGATAAGGCTGCTTTATTGGATCGACTCGGTTTAACCGAAGATGAACTAAAAACTATTCTCGGATAATGAAACCAAGATTAGTTAAGGCTGCCGAAACTCTTAGAGATCAGGTAAATGCTAACTATCCAGACAGAGATAAAACTTCCGATGGATGGGTGGCAGATTCTCGGCATCTCGCTAGAGGTAACTCGGATCACATACCAGACAATGAAAATTGGGTATGCGCCATTGATCTCGACAGAGATTTATACGGAAAGCGAAAGCCAGACGTCATGGGTGATTTTGCAGATCAACTTCGTATCGCTGCGCGAAATGGAGATCATAGGATTAAATACATCATATTCGATGGGCGCATATGTTCCAGAATCCTTAACTGGAAGTGGCGAGTTTACAAGGGGAGCAATGCGCATCGGCATCACTGCCATGTTTCATTTAATAAAAAACAGAGTAAAGCAGATGGCTCACTCTTTAACATCCCTATGTTAGGCGGAAACAAATGAATATGAAGAATCCACTTATCCTTACTGCTGGCGCATTCCTATCAGCATGGGCTGCATCTAATTTCGATGTTGATTATCGCGCCATCCTATGGGCGATTCTCGCTGGCGTATTCGGTTACGCAACTCCTAAAAAGTGAGCGCTACGGAATGGGGTCAAATAATCGCAGCAGCGACAGCGACTCTAACTGGTTTATTTATTGGATTGAAGTGGTTGGTACGCGGCTGGTTAAACGAGTTACGTCCCAATGGCGGAAGTAGCATTAAAGATCAAGTAAATCGTTTGGAGACACGCGTAGATAAAATCTACGATTTATTGATGGATAAGTCATAATAATTCCACACAAGGGAGAGTAAATGACTACGCTCGCAGCAGTTCAGGGAGATGGCTGGGCAGTAATTGGCTCAGACAGTCTTTCAACCGATGAAAACGGCAGACCTATTAACATGGCAACGCCTAAAATCGTAAAGAATGGTTCATTCTTAATTGCTGGAGCAGGTTCGGTTCGTGGGTGCAATATCCTGCAACATGGTTGGACTCCGCCTAAGCCACGTGGCGAGTTAGACCGATTTATGACCAAGACATTCATTCCGTCTATGCGTAAAGCATTCTTGGATGCTGGTTACGATATGAAGCAAGATTCTTCTTCTGCACTCCACGATTCCGAATTCCTTGTAATGGTTCATGGGGTTATTTATCCGATATTTGAGGATTACTCATGGGAGCGTTCTAAAGACCCTTTATACGTCTCTGGTTCAGGCGGAGCATATGCGCTTGGCGCTTTAAAGACACAGAGCGTTGAAGACGAATGGTCAGCAAGGCAAGCAATAGAAAAGGCGATAAACATCGCTATTCAATGCGATACGTCATCTGGCGGATCGATCTACTTGGCTTCCCAAAAGGACACACGATGAAACGCACAGTAATTATTCCAGATCTTCAATCACCATATGAAGACACGCACGTATGCCGAAATATCGAATCATTCCTAAAGACATTTCGTCCAGATTCAATCGTGGTGCTGGGAGATGAAATTGACCTACCCATGATCTCGCGTTGGACGGAAGGCACAATGGGCTGGTTTGAACAGACCCTAGCAAGCGACAGAGATTACACAGTCGAACTTCTCTGGTCATTTTCTCAATACGCAAAGGAAATGCACATAATAAGATCCAATCATACGGATCGTTTATACAACGTCATTATGAAGAAGATTCCAGCATTCTTGGCATTGCCAGAGTTGCAATACCCAAAATTCATGCGATTTGAGGAAATTGGAGCCACTTACCACAAGACCCCATATACGGTCGCTGGAAGCGGTTTAAACAGGCTAATAGCCATTCATGGGGATGAACAGGGCATAAACCCTAATGCAGGTCTTACGGCGCTTGGAGCGGCTCGTAGGCATGGTTTTAGCGTTTTGGCTGGTCACACTCACAGAGCAGGTCAATCAGCCTTTACAGAGGCTTCAGGGGGCAAGGTAGGGCGCATTATCAGAGGATATGACTGCGGACACATCATGGATCCGAAACAGGCTGGTTATACAAAAGGCACAATGAACTGGCAGCAAGCGTTTCAGATAGTTACCGAAATTGGCAGTCAATATCAGGTAGATATGATCCATATCGAAAAGGATGGCACGTTCCTAGTTCATGGGAAGCGGTACGGCAAGGCTCGTTAATTGTGACCTAAAACACATTCTAAATACGTGTTATTAAGTAACCCAACAGTTACCCTTAGATTTGTAGGGGGCGGTTTATTGCTCGTCACTTTAGCCGCCCCTTACACTAACGAAAGGGAGCAAAATGGTAATTAACTCATTAACGATTCTTATCGTTGCTGGAATTGGTTTGGCGATGTATCTATCGTTTCGATTGGGTTTTGAAATTGGATACGATCGAGGAATGACTCAGGGTCGCGTAGCGATTCGACGATACTATGAGCAGGTGCAAAAATGAAAGCATCTGAAGTATTACAGAGCGCGACAGATGTAATTGGTCAGCGTGGGGCTATCTACGGATCTCCAAAAGTCAATCACCAGCGTATTTCGGCAAGACTTAGCCAATTACTGGAAACAGACATAACAGATTGGCAAGCCTGCCTAATAATGGTCGAAGTCAAATTGAGCCGAATTCAGGAAACTTCTGGACATGAAGATTCTTATATCGATGCGTGCGCCTACTTGGCGCTGGCGTGCGAACTTCGAACATCTGATGAGGAGCAATATGTCTAACATAAAAGAGATTTTGCAAATCACAGACCGAAACCGAGCAGTTGTATTTAGGTGCCAGATTCAGGCAACTGCGCCATTTGATGTTGCTTATTATCAAGGGAAGATGGATGCCCTAGATCATATTTACGCACTATTAACAGAGGGAGAAGAGAATGTTTAATCTTACAGATTATGAAACTTGTGCAATGTTAAATAAATGGTTCCAAGATAATTACCCAATGGGAAGGCAGAACATTGAAATCACTTATCACGATGTTAAAGAAGGTTTTATTACTTGCAAGGCTGAAGTCTGGCGAGATGCTAATGACCCTTATCCTGCGGTTACTAATATCGCTCATGGAAGTAGGGATCTCTATAACGCAAATATGCGTCGCTTTTACGCAGAGGATATTGCTACGTCGAGTCTTGGCAGAGCAATCTTACTCCTTAAAGGCGGACAAACTGCTACAAGAGACGATATGGAAAAGGTAGATACAAATAAGCCATTTGAAAAGCGCTTGGCTGAAAAGATTACTGTTCCAGATGTAAGCGATGATCTATGGACTACAAAGAAGGTTGATGCTCCAAAAACATCTGCTGAAGCGGTTGATTTAGTCAAAGACATAATCGGCGCTCAAACAGACAAAGACATTCCTAATTGCGGACATGGCAAGACAAGAGTTTTGCGTACTGGTACTTCAAAGGCTGGGAAACAATGGGCTGCATGGGACTGTTTATACAAGGCATCTAATTATCAAGTAGGGCAAGAAAAGCCATGCGATCCAGAGCGAATCTGGCTGGAGTTATCCAGTATCGGCACATGGGTGCCACAAAAGGGGCGATAATGGGTGAAATGTTTATGTTCCTTGAAGATGGAACTGCTCAAACCATTACAGCCGAAGGCGATAGAGAACAGATAGTGATTTACTGCGATCTATGCAATGAACCAATAGCCATTACTACTAAATTAGGATGCGATGATGTATTTTTACAATGCATTAAATGCCATGCAGTAACTAACACGAATGGATAGACAATGAGAAAATGCGATCGATGCTCAGAACCTAACCCAGAAGATGAATTAATAGAAGTTCATGCTTGGTTGATTTGCGATTTATGCTTCGATGAATTGTAATGCCCAGTCAATCACGTAAATATAGAGGTTTCGCAACCGAACGAGTGGTCGCAGATTATCTGCGGCAGTTCTGGGAATTCACTTCGGTCGGTCGCGGAAAAGGCAAGGATATCTATGGAGTTCCTAATCTCGACATAGAGGTAAAGGCTCGATCAGGTTTCGCGCCTAAGCAGGTTCTCGCTCAGATAAAAGCGCGCACATCCAAAAGTGGGGACTTAGGATTTGCCGTGCTGAGATTAAACGGACAAGGTGAAGACGCGCGTGAGTATGCCGCCGTCATCCGTTTCGAGGATCTGGTCAATCTATTAATTAAGGCTGGTTATACCAATATGCCGTCTAATATGAGAGAATTAGACCCTATACGCTGCAACAAATGCGGCGATTGGATGTTCGAGGGTATGACCTGCCGAACCTGTAAGGGGTGAGTTAAAATGCCGATATATGAGTTCGAATGCGATGGATGCGATGCTAATGTCCGATTCGATAAGGAGTTTAAAATCGATGAACCCCATGAACTTGAATGCCCAGTA